CTTTTAGCAAATGTTAAGACTTGATCGACAGTAAGTTCATCAGCGTTTGTTTTTCTTGGCCCTGTAGCTGAGTCAAAAGTTCCCGGTTGGTTGCCTGTTTGAAAACCTTTTAGTATCTTTTGTGCTTTTTCTGGATCTTGTAAAGCATTATAAGTCTTTGTAAGATGAGGCTTGACCTCTAAAGTATTAAGCTCTTCTAAAGTAAGATCATATTGTGGATCTACCAGTACGCCATCTTTGTTTACAAAAGGCATTTTTTTAACTAGACCTTGGTCAGTTAAACCACCTGTTGCATTTAATCTATTATATGCGTACTGCCTATGATTTAATTTAGTACCTCTTGTTACTCCTTTAAAATATTCTGGAAATGGATATATGTCTGGACTAATAAGATGTCTTTTATAATCAGACAAAGCCTGCTTTTCATATAAAGATATGGGCTCACCCTGATACTGTACTTTACCTATGTCAGCTTGTAGGAATCTAGAGTCTGCTAATATATCATTTGCATTTCCTCTTTCTCCCCTACGTTTTTCAATCTCGGTTCCTGTATACTGACCAGCAAGCAAGCCCTTTTTTATATCTTGATATACATTACTTACAGCTGAATCAAAGTCAACTCCTAGACCTGTTTGTTTTTCAACTTCAAAAGCAAGTGCACCTTGAGCTCTTTCTACTTCTCTTTCATTAAACGGTGAAAACAACTCTTTACCTATCTGTGTTTCGTAAGAGTTTTTTAGATCCTTGTTAAATTTCTGTAGAGGATCTCCTTGACCAGCTCTGCTATACTCACCACCGTTTGTGATACCACGACTACTTACCTGTAGACTTCTGACATCTACGTTAGGATATCTGGAGTCTAATTCAAGCAGCTTCTTTTCTAAAATAGGGTCAGGTATACCATTTGGATACTGAGCATCTAAATCATCTATTTCAGATTGTGCAATAGACTTTGATGCTCTATCACGACGTATCTGTATTTCAGCTAATTTAGTTTCTGTTTTTTGTATAAGTGAGTAGTTAGCATCTTTGTCTTTGAACTTACCTTCTGCGTATGTAACTCTAGTGTTAGGTGCATAGCTAGGTATGTATAAAGCATCGTTATAAAGATAATCAAGATGATGTAGTTCAAGTCTACTCTGATCCTGACCTACCTCATCAGCAACCTCTGCAAATAGATAGTTTACAGCTTCTCTTTTAGTAAACTTAGGACGAGTTGCCATAACTGTTTGAACTAAAGTCTCTACATCAATAACTGTATCCGAACCTTGTTTATAAGGAGCAAGTGTGTCAACAATGATGTTTCTTAACTTTTCATCTCTGTTAGCTTCGTAGTTTCTATTTGCTTGAGATTTCCAACTTTGTATATTATTATCTCTTCTTCTCTTTATATCTGGATATATTGTATTATAGAAAGCCTTTCTAAACTGTCTGCTATTCGTATCAATACCAGCTCTCTGAGCTCTATCAAGCATAGCTGTAATCATAAGCTCATCAGCAGCGTTATGTAAATTTATAAACTCTTCTGAATCAGTAATATCTTTACCACCGTTTTCGTTTATAAATTGTTGCCTAGCACCATAATAGTTATCATTGAGCTCTTTTAAAATCTGCTTAAGACTTGCATCTTCTGGTAGTGCAGCATTTCGAGTTCTTAGAAAGTTGATAGAGGCTTCTGTATTTTCATTAAGTAAGTCACTATTAAACTTAGCATCTTCTAAATTTAGTTTACCTTCAGCATTACGAAGTGTAGCACTCGAGTTTTTATCTAAGAAGTTCATCGCTTCATTGATTCTTTCTTGTGCTTCTTGTCTTTGCTGATATACTTGTATAGCTCGGCTAGCTGACTGAGAAAAAGTTGCCAAAGCCTGTAAGTTTTGTAAAGGAGTTTCAGCAATAGTTTTCTGTATTTCAGCCATCTCGTCATAGAATCGACGAGTGTCGTCTTGGTTTCTAGTAATTTGATCGTTGACCTCAGTAGTTAGGTCAGCTTCAGTAGCAGCATAGTTATCTATGCCGTAGCCGGGTATCTTGTCCCGTTCTCTACCTACGATAGTTCCGAATGATGATGTCATAATTTAACCTATTCCTATGGGAGCAAAGAGACCACCAGATAAAACAGGTGCATTAAGAAGAGTTGAGCTTGAAGCTAAACCACCTCCAATACTGGTAGTTGCACTAGCAGCACTAGCACTACCAAAGCCACCAAGTCCAAAACCACCAAAGCCACTGTAGATACTTGCTACCTGACCCGCTATCTGTAGAGCACCACCTAATCTGTTTGTAGGAGGCATCATCACAGGTGCACCGTATGCAGCTGGTATACCTAAAGCTTCTCTGCCTGCGGCTTGTTTTGCTTGGAATCTACGTACAGCACCTTCCTGAGCATACGCCATGTTACGGCCTAGTACATTATCTATAACTGACTCGACTTCTGATTGAGCAGCAAGTAGTCCTTGATAGTTAGCTCGTCCAAATGCTCTGGATCTACCACCCTCATTGACTGTACCTTTTGATCTAAAGTAACGAC